CTATCTCTAATTTTTCTTCTTTGCTTAAATAATCTAACTGAGCCTTGAATTTTTTATCAAGTTGTTCTTGTGTTAACTCTACTCTTTTGTCTAGTGACTTCTTTTCTATTACCTCTGTTTTTTTTGCACCATCTTCTATAACTTTTTGCCTTTGCCCGTCTGACAATGTTATTATTTCAATGAATTTATTTGCATCCGATTTTAACTTGTTTATATCTCCAAATGAAAAATTACCAGTGGCTGCATTCTTAAGTAAATTAAGACCGTCTATTAATGTGGTAATTCCTTGTATTGCCAATTTTAAAGGAACTATTACAAGTTTTAAAATAACTTCTATCCCTTTGAAAACACCATAAACAACCTCTCCGGAAGTTGCTGTTTTATCAAATCCACTTGCAAGGTTTATTACTGATTCATACAATCCAGTCATAAGGTCAAAATATCCCCTTACAACATTGAACAACGGAGTAAATACTGACTCTTGCCCTTGAAATGCTTTTGTAAGTTCGTTTATTCCTGAATTTAATATTGATATCGACTGTGATAATCCACCGCTTGAATCTTTTCCAATTGTAAGCAACAATGAATCATAGGCATCTCCAAGGTTTGAAATCTGACCTCCAAGGGTTGCGCTTATAGCTGCTGTTGAACCTGAGACACCTTCTAATTCTCCTAACCCTATAAGATACTTTTGAACTGAATCAGATGTTTTTTCTACCTCTGTAGTAACTCCTTTAAAAGTAAAATTTATCTTATTCCCTTCTTGATTGGCTTTTATGCCAAATTCCTTTAATCTTTCAAACTGAAAAGTATTAGCATCCAGGATAGCTTCTACTAATTGGTCAAATGATTTACCAGTGCTGTTTGCAACATCCGCAAGTTTTGTTAGTTCGTCTTTTGTCGGAACAAATCCAGCGTTTGCAAGTTTTACAAAACCATTTGTAAGCTCTAAAACAGAAAAGTTAGTAGTAGCTGCAAAATCCTTTATTAGTTTCAAAGCATCTTGCGCAGCACTTTGTGAACCTAGTGTATTTGTAAGAACTGCTTCGAGTTTTTGAAACTGGCTAGTAATATCGATTACCTGTTTGCCGAAATTAAGTATTGCGCCTACAGAAAAGGCCGCTACGATTGAAGCTCCTATTGCATTGAAGCTCTTTGACAATCCAGACGTAGACTTTTCGACCTCTTTTGTAGAGGCAACCGTTTTCTTTTCCTCGGCTTGTATGTTTTGATTGGCTTTTACACCTGCATCATTCAAAGCCTTGAAACCTTTTACGGCTTCCGCTTCTGCCTTTGTGAGATTGGATAGTTCCTTACTAGCTGCATTTAGTCCAGCAGTATCTGAGGTGAATCTTATCCTAACATTTTGAACTGAATCGGCCATACTGAAGCATCATTAAAAATGAGGTAAGATGCTCCGTTATTTCGGCAATTGTTATTCATTGTTTTTTAATCTTTTTTACTGACCTTATAAACTCGTAGTAGTCTCTAATTGTGAATCTTCTGAGAGTACTTGCAGATATCCCTCCAATTCCGTGACTTGTGATTGAATTGATGAAATCAGCTCTTTGTTTTTGGGATTGTCGGATAAGTTCGACAAATGATATTTTAGGGTCTGTAAATCTTTTATTCCTTGACCTTTCAAATAAGTCATAATATTCTTGCTCACAATATCGGGCAGTGGCATATAATTCTTCAATTCCGTTTGCAAAAAAAAAGCTAGTAAGTCCTTATCTTTCTTCCAACGTGCTATTTTCTTTTCGGCATATTCGTAATCGTATGTATAACAATTCTCGGATTTATCAAAGAACCAAACAGAGGCAAGGTTATAGAGTAATTCAACATTGAAAACGTATTGTCTTCGCTCCCTTAGGTTGTTATTCAGTATGGCAATATTCGAAAGTTCGCCTTTGTTCAAGTATTGGTCCAATAGCTTTTGGAATGTATCCATATACTTGGCATCAACACGCTGCTCTATCTCGTTTATTCGGTCCATGCCTGCCATGTAACGCTCGTAATAGGCATTGTAGCCAGTTGAAAACTTATAGTAATCAACCCCATTGCTAGTGAATGCTTTAACTACTTGGTGCTCTGGTTGAACGGACCATGTAGTTTTGAATAGGAATGGAAATATTTTTTTAAAGAAGTTTTTCAAACGCTTTTATACTTACAAAGTTAAACCCTAATCCTAGTAATAATCCTATAAATATCGGTATTTCACCGCATAAAGTAGTATACATCGAAAGGAATAGTACAATAAATATCCAACTACCATAGCAATAAATACACATCCCCAACGGCTTTAACAACCACTTAGGAAACTTCGTACTATCCCACAGATAATTTAACAGCCTTTCGTAAGGGTGCAATATCATGCCTTCCTTTTTGCACTCTTCCACGAATACGGATAGTGCGCCCGTCCCAAGGGAGAGTAATACGATCGCTATCACATCCTTTTCTCCCACAGCTATTAGTAAACTCCTGTTGTGTTGCCATATACATCTATTCTATAAGTATTTTCTTGTGGACTGGTTGGCATTGCCTCAAACATCAAACACTCGTAATCTTTGCCAAGAACAGTAAACGGTACAATTTCACCCGCCTTTATTACCATCAACTTGAATTTTCCTGCGTACGAATTAATCAACCCTCTTGGGAATATTGTTTCGTCTGCTAAATCCAAAGTAAAAGACCCGCTTGATTCAGTGGTGAGCGTCTTATAATAAACTTGGTTGAATTTATCGACAATGCGAACGGTTATTTCTGTATCGGTCTGGTCGGTAACCACTGACAATGAAGTCAAACAGTCCGGTATTGGGTCACAAACGATATAACACTCATTACAATTGTTCATTGTTACAAAGATAGTAAATAAAATTATTCTTCCAAATTAATAGACACCTTATCCAAGTGCTCAGCATGTAAATGGTAACGCAATGGGTCAATATAATGGGTAAGGGTTAAATCTGACTTGTCTATCTCAATCTTACCTTTCTGTTGGACGATTTGGACCATCCTACAATCCCTAATCAACCCCTTACATTGAGGGTGTATCTTTACCTTGAAATTCTTAAAAATGTGATTGCACACCAAATAAGAGGCTTTATGCCTTGGGTTGGATTTAGGAACCCTGAAACGTGAAAAAGATAAATCCAGCGCCTCTTTAATTATTTGGTAGTATGTTTCGTTACTTGCGTTATCGTTCGCCCCTGAAGCGTCCCCGTTTATATAAGGGTCATTTAGTTTAAATTCATGGCTTGCAGTTTGGCAAATATTTGGTATACCTGGCAAATGGTACTCCTGTAGTATTCGAATCTCGTTACTATCAAACTGTATTACAAGACACGTAGAAGACACGTTAAAGTCCCACGCCAAGTAAACGGGTAACCTATGGTCAATGCTTACCTCTCCTATGTGTTCATCTTCGTTAAATGCGTGTAGGAATGGCAAATCAACGGCATCTATGAACTCCCCGTAAATCTCCTGTCTTACGATTGGATGGTTGTGCCCTCCAAGCTCCTCTACCAAGTTGTCGATATCGTCTTTTGTGGCAACGGCACTTTGATAAGATGTGTAATTCTGGAAGCTATACCCTTTTCGGCCTGACATTCCGTTTTTTGCCAACGTATAAAACGGGTGTTCCTCTCCGTTCTTTGTGGTCTTTCCTTTTGGTGCTCCAACGGCTATCAACTTTGAATCTTGGAAGTCCAAAAGCATAGGTAGTATAGCGTTCTTGTATAGATAAGTGTTTTTAAGGATAATACCTGCCTCATTCAGTATAATGTAATGGTATCCAAATCCCTCCCATGTCTCTGGGGTATCTGCTGACCTAAAGTCTACAATACTGGCCAAATCGCTTGTATAATCCGTTGTGGTTGCGTTTATAACCCTCAACTCCTTACGCTGTTGGTTCCAGTTCCACGAATTTGCAGGAAGTTGTTTGAGAAGTGGCAATAAATAACGTTGAAAGTATCGGTCAATATTCCCGTGTACGGTATCACCCCATAAAATCTGAACTTTTCTTTGTAGGAGGATTTTAAAAATGAAAATCATCATTATATGGGTAATTCCCCACCTTCGCCCCTTTGCAACCGAATTAAACTTTTCAGTCAGCTTGCTCAACATCTCCTTTTGAATCGGAGTTATTCGGTATGTTATTTCTGACATCTTTTGTGATTACTTCGTTTAATACCAAGCTAAAACCATCTGTTTTTATTGTACTTTCAATTTCTTGTCGCTCAATATAACCTCTCTTTTTGCCTTTGCACTTTAAATAAAATATAGTAGCAACGTCTGAACCGTCTTTTATACGCTTGTGTAACTGACTCTCGACAAAGTCTAATGCAATATTTTCAAGACTATCAACCTGTTTCTTAAATTCATCATCAGAATTATAGTAATCATAATATGTCTGCCTTGATACACCAACCGACTTACACGCAACAGTAACTATTCCTAAGCTCTTTTCAAGTGCCTCAATAAGAGCCTTTTTTATATGTAAAGATTTGTCTGCCATTATAATAATACTCCGTTCCTTTTTATAACAATACTGGGGTCTAATTTTCTCATTCGGTCAATTATTACTTGACAATATTTAGGGTCAAATTCAACTAAATACGCTTTTCTGTTCATTTGATGGCAAGCTACCATTGTTGTTCCGCTTCCTCCAAATCCATCAGCAACAATATCCCCTTGTTTAGAGCTATTTCCTATTTGATAGGCAAATAATGGTATTGGCTTCATAGTTGGGTGTTCTGCGTTTCTTTGTGGTCTGTCAAAGTTTAATATAGTTGTTTGTTTCCTGTCGGAATACCATCCATGTGCTGCGCCTTCTTTCCATCCATAAAGACAAGGTTCATGCTTCCATTGATAATCTTGTCTTCCCATAACCATACTATTTTTAACCCAAATAAGGCACTGTTTTACCATTATGCCAGCGTTTTTCATTGCAAGCCTGAAATTTGCACCTTCCGAATCAGCATGCCACACATACCAAGCACCTCCTGCTTTTGTATAACTTCCAAGTGCTGTATAAAAATCATAAAGAAACTGATAGAAAGAATCATCGGACATATTATCGTTCTTTATTGTAAGAGCTTCTTTTGTTTTACCCTCATAAGAAACATTATATGGAGGGTCGGTAACAACTAAATCTGCTAATTGTCCATTAAAAATTTTTTCGAATGTATCTGTTTGAGTGCTGTCTCCGCATAATAACCTATGCTCCCCTATCTCAAACAAATCCCCTAATACAATATCTGTTTCAAGACCTCCTTCTGGAACTTCAAAATCGTCTTCTTCAGCATCTAGCTTTTCAGTTTCAAAGTTAGGAATATCTAACCCCCATTCTGTTAATTGTTCAACATCCCATTCATTTGCCAACTGTTCCCAATCCCACTCTCCTCCACTTACATTGTCTTTTATGATAAATTCTCTTTCTTGTTCTTCGTTTAAGCCTTCGGCAATAATTACAGGTATTTCTTTTAATCCTGCTTCTTTACAGGCTT